CGGAACAAGACTTAGATAGAAATAACAAACAACAAGCTGAAGAAGAAGCCCAAAAAGAAAATGAACGATTAGAACTAAATAAATATTGTTCAGACCAATCAATTCCTGAAGATTGTAAGGCAGAAGCCATTATTGATTATCAAACCAAACATGGAAGGTTATAAATGAAAGATTCTGAGATAAGAAACCAATTAGGAAGCAACCTTAGATTTTTAAGAACTAGAACCTTCAAAGAATCTAAAAACAAAATGAAACCTTTAACTCAATCTCAATTGGCGGAGTATCTTGGGGTAACATTTCAGCAGATTCAAAAGTATGAAAATGGAATTAGTCAATTATCTTCTATTAAACTTTATAAGTTGTATAGATTTTTTGAAATTCCATTAGAATATTTCTTTGACAAAAGATTGATAGAAAATCAAAACTTTACAAAACTTATTAAAGAAAATGTGCAATAAAGTAATCTTTAAAATAATGTTAGGATTTGCTATTTTTTATACTTGCCTTTTTGCAATTATAACTATAATAACTATATAAAAAAACGAATCAGGAAGGGAAAAAATGATTGAAAATAAATTAGAGTACAAAGACAATACTACTGAAACATTATATTTTAGTGTTGAGGATCATAAATACTATTGGCGAGAAGAACAAATAGCTTCTGTAACAACTGTTTTAAAAAATCTGACTCCAGCAACTCCACTTGTTTTGTGGTCTGCGAAAATGTCAGCAGAAAAATTTAAGACATTGGTACAAGCTGGACAATCTTATGATGAGATTAAATTATTAGATTATTATAATCAGATAAAAAATGCTCACAAAGAATCGTTAAATCAAAGCGGAGTCATAGGAACATATGTTCATGACGCTATTGAAATGTATGTTCATAAAAAAAAAATACCTACATTTACCAATGAACAAATGAATAAATCATTTAATAAGTTTAAAGAATGGTTTGATACCCAAGATGAATTAGAAATAGTTTTTACCGAAAGAAGGTTGCTATCTCGTATTCATAAAATTTGTGGAACTGTAGATGCTGTATTTAAGAATAAAAAAACTGGTAAGCATATAGTGTACGACTGGAAAACTTCTTCAGGAATCCGTGATAGTTACTATGTTCAACTTTATTGGTACAAAATGATTTTGTGTGAAATGTATGACATGGAAATTGATAAAGGTGTCATAGTTAATTGTACAAAAGATGGAAAATTAAAAATTGCTGAGTTTGATATAGACTCTCAATGTGAAGATGTAGCAATATCTTCACTTAAATTATATCGCTTTAAACCTAACAAAAAAAAGGAGTAAAAAATAATGACTAATAAAACAGGAATAATCAGTAATTGTTTTGACAATAGAACCTACCAAAATCAGCCATCTAAATATCCGTCATGGAAGGTAATGATGGGAGATGAAGAATTTGTCTGTTATACAAATCTTGATATTGAAGTTAAGCAAGGAGATTCTATTTCTATAGAATATGATATCAGCAAAAAGACTGGTAAAAAATTTATTCTTAGCAATTCTGCTACTAAGATGCCTATGATTCAGGTAATGCCTCAAGATGGTACAGCACCAACAGATGATATACCTTTACCTGATGATGACTTAAATAATTTTGAGCCAGACCCGTTCGGTTCAAATGGAGTTGTAGATAAGAACCCTACTACTAACTTTAATTATGGTGCAAATATGTCTAAAACAGTTGATAAGAAATCAATGCAAATCTTTTCAATAGCTATGACAAAATCAGCACTTGAATCTAACCAATTAAAAGCAGATAAAGTAAGTATACAAAATTTCATAAAAGAAATGAAAACTATATTTGAATCTGAATTTTAATATGAATTTAACCCCAGCTTTTTTTCCCAAGTTCCCTTTCGTTTTTCATGACTTGGTTTTTAGCTGGGGTTTCCAACTATTGCAAAGAATACAAAAATAATATAATGACTGTAATTAAGAAGGTAATAGGTTCTTGTTTTTTTGAATATATTTCAGAACATGAATCAGAAGAAAAAGCTTTGAGTGGATTGGAAGGTACATTCAAAGAAGTTAAAATAAGTAATCTCAAAAAAGAGAGAACTTTAATAACAAAGGAGAAAACCAATGACAGTAAGTCAGAAAGAACTCCAAAGACTTCGTGATATTGAATATAGAAAATATCAACTTGGTCTTAACTTTCAAGCGAAAGCTAGGAAGTATCTTGAAGAAGCACGAAGATTAAGCTTTAAAAGAATAAGAGTTCAAGAAGAATTAACAGCTTAAGTTAGTTCTTAACATAACCAGTAAAACAAGGAGAAGGCATATGGAACACTTTACTCTAAAAACCCCTGAAGAAATAAAACAAGAACTTGATACTGCTAGTGATGCAGTGGCAGATGCCCAATACGATTATCGTAGAATAGAAGAACATAAAAAAATTTCTTTAGAACAATTAACTTTAGCTTCTAAAATGGAAAAGAACTGTAGTATGGCAGAAGCCAAATCTCATGCCATTGCAGATAATAATTATAAAGTCTTAGTAGATGGTGCTATTGAAAGTGAAAGAAAATACAGTAAAAAAAAATCAAACTATGCAAACTTATTAGCAACTTTAGAATATATGAGATCATGGATAGCAACACAAAGACACATAAACAAATAGACGATAGGGGAGAACTTGATTTGGAACGAGTCATTGAAGAACTGACTAATGAGGTTTTAATTCTTAAAGAACAAAAAGAAATACTAGAATTAAGAGTTAAATATTTACAACAACAAATCAGAACCTATAGTGTAAAGGATTATGGAAAAAAAGATATTTAGTAAGGGAACTTTAAACAAGGAGAGTTACCATGAACGAGTTAAAAACTATGACCCAAGATTTGCTGAAAAAAGGTTTGAAGATTACTGTAGAAGTAAAAAACTTTCTTTTAAAAAGTTACTACTCAATGCAGATGAAAACTTGTTTGAAAGTCCAATACCGCATTGGGGTAAGCTGGGAATTATGATCGCACAACCTGACTACTTTTGTTACGGAAATGATAAACAGTTCTATGCAGAAATTAAAGCGAGTAATAAAATCAAGATACGAGATTTAAAAAAGTATTGTGCTTGGGAAGCTGTAATGTGTGATGTTAAATATACACCCTATTACATATGCTTTTGCTTTAACGATAAAATGATTATTAAAACTATCTCCCAGCTAATGGAACTATTGCCAAAATCTAAGCTTGATTCGTACCATGAAGGCAATAAATACTTTGTTATTCCTCTATAAGCCATATAAATAGCCATTATTTAACTATTGTATATATATATAAAATATATATAAATAGGGTAATGAAAAACAAAAAAGGAGAAAAAAAAATGATAACATTAACTGAAAAAGAAACTACATTAGTTCAACACTTGATAGATAGAAATGATGGAACAGATGCTCATTCTTTTGAATGGATTGATTTAAAAAAAATTAACATGAATCAGAATGAAGCTAAGGGTGTTTTTGGTTCTATTGTTGATAAAGGTATTTTGGATTATAGCGAATTTCATACTGACCTTAGAAAAGAAAGTGGCGGAGAAGATATTGAAATTTATACTTTTTCAACACCTGTTAATGAAGAGCAACAAGAACATAGATTAGATGCTAATGTTTTTTATGAAGTAAAAAATGTTTCCGATCTATTGTTTCAAATGAATAAGGAAGTAGCATAACTTAAACGGGGGGAAACCCCCACAACAAAAGGAAACAAAATGGAAAAAAAACAACCTAATACAGTATGTCTTTTTTATGTAGCAGAAAGATTAAAAGACTTAAAAAAAATAAAAAGTGAAAAACAATTAAGATATGCAACCAGTGAATTTTTAGATGAAGTAATTTATAATATTGGTGTTAATTCTATAATTGATAATTGTGTGGAAGAAGAAGAAAAAGATGTTTATACCAAACATTAATGCAAAATATTAGAAACCTCAGAATCAAAGTCCGTAAAATTACAAGGCTCTAATTCATACTCTATATTTAAAACATCATACTTATCTGTGCTACCAACTAAAGATACTACATGACGAGTATTAAAAAGATTGTCAGCCATATCCTCTACTTTTGTCCAGCTATGTTTTGGCTCTCCAGTCTTTTTACAACGATAGCTAATGATGATTGTGCTTAATACATAATCCATTTTATTTTCTTTTAAAGATGTCTGCACCTTTGAGTCCGTAGATTGCTGAAACGACTCCAACAAATAACGCCTGATACCATAAAGGTAAATTACCAAAGTAAGTAAAAAATGTATCCAGCTTAACTTTAATTTGTTCATCATCTGAGAATACCGACCACCCCAAAAGTAATATAGGAATTGATATTAAAATTAAAACGAATTCGTCTTTCCATGAGTTTGCGTTGGTATCCATTATTTTACCTTGATACTCAATCTCTCCTTTAGCCATTCGTTGATAGTGTAGTTTTTGTGCCTGAGATTCTAATGCTTTTGAGTCTTGCCTATTCTTATAGACTTCAGCACCAGTCTTTACTGCCATTCCTACTAAATTCCACCACATATACAAACTCCGTTCTATCTTTGTTCTTAAAGGGTGTTTAATCGCTCAAAAACCCCCTAAATTTTAATTGTAATGTGCCTTGCCAACATTTTACTTATTTATTACAAGATGTAGCTTATAATGCCTTAAAATCAGTTTTTCTCTATTTTCTCAATTAGTAGTTGTATGTAGTGAACAGCCTTTTTTAAATCTTGGATTTGCATAGAAGTATCGCTGTTTTTTCTATTATACCTACTAATATATTTGATAGCATTGCCTTGATACCAATTCAAGTTGTTTTCATAGATGTAATCTGACACCTGAATCTTTTGGTCTTTATAATGCGAACCACCCACCTGTGTATCTTTAGGAGATTCAAATATATTTTTAAATAAAGCTGGGTTTGTCATCAATAAGGTATGTAAGTTGTTTTCTGAGTATCTTCATCTCTAACTGCTTTTAGATTAATTTTTCTATTCTTTTTTTCATTGACATAAGAAATATGAATCCAACCACTATTACCACCTTCGTAATATTCTAAGATTAGTTGGTCATAAGAGTCAATATTAGAAATAATCCAGTCAGCTAGTTCTTTGTTGTCCATTCCTATTATCTCAAAATCTACGGCCTGTCCTTGAGTGTGTTGGCTTGTAATCTTTGAACCTATAGCAACGCAAAGTTCTCCCGATCTAAATCCTGATGAAATAGTTACTGGCTTTCCAAAATGAGAACGAATCGGTTGTAATACATTAGTGCATAAAGATTTTAAACTATCTATTTGGCTAGACTTAGGATTGTTAGGTATTCCCTTCCTAGAAGCTGTTTGACTTTTAGTTAATTCGTCTAATGAAAAGTTAGCTGATAGTTTCATTATACTAATTTACCAATCCATTTACCCTTATTATCTAAGACCATAGGAAGTAACTTAGGCTGTGAATCAATTATCATACCACAACCCATAATAAATTTTGTCTTAAAATTCTTTGCGTAATGAAATGCCATATTGGTTTGTTCTATCATACAGCCAACTTGCATACCCCACATCAGAGCATCACTGTTAGCCCAGTATTCAATCTTGAACTTTGAGTGAAAATGACCTTGAACAGTATTCATAGATTGTATCTGAGAAACACGAGCAACATCTGCTGAAA